GTCCCAAAGCCAACCTTTGGCAGCAAGTACAGGCGCACCATCGCAGGGCAGGGCCTGTACTCGATTGATGTATCGGGGCACCTGTCTGCTGAGGACACAGCGCTGCTGTGGGCGCTGCGTGCAACATCAGCAGCGGTGCCCTGGACCATCCAGGTAGGTGAACTGGGTGAAGCCACTGACGCTGGCATCCTGGGCGGCACAGCAGTGGTGACGAACCTGACCATGGAAGCTGACGCTGAAGGCAACTGGTCCTGGTCCTGCACCCTGGAAGGCGACGGGGCACCCACCTACACCCCTGCTGTGTGACCTGCAATGGCGCGCAAGGTTGGCATGGATACCAAAGACCTGCGTGCAGTACAGGCAGCCATCAATACCTTCAGGACTGTCCTGCCAGAAGCAGGCACCAAGGTCCTGGAGGAAGCAGCGAAAGACAACAGCAGGAAGGCAGCCAGCGCGGTGATGTCCAGACCAGGCGCATCAGGGAAATACAAGCGTGAACCTGAAGCGTATGACTGGGAGCGGTCCCGCGGTGGCCATCCTGCGGTCGCCATCGAACGTGGCGGCACAGCGATAGGTGCAGAATTCGGCGCCAACTTCCACACTGTCTTTGGGCGCAGGGTTTCTGCAAAGTCCATGAAGCGGCGCGTGTTTGGCGCAAGGGTGAAACGCACCCTGTCAGGCAAGGTAGTGGGCAGGGTCACCAAGCAGGCGCTGCCTGGAATGGAACGCGACCTGGCCATAGCCTTTGACCACACTGCCGAACGCGAATTCACGAAACGGGGCCTGTGATGGCTGATGCCAACGTCTACATTCGTTACCTGGCTGATGCGTCGCGCCTGGTCACTGAGTCGAAGAAAGCAGGCAAGGCAACCAGGGGTGTCGGTGATGACGCGAAGGCTGCCGATAAGTCATTCACCCAGTTTGCAGGAAGGGCAGCGACGTTCTTTGCAGGAAGCGCTGCCCTGGCAGGCATCAGCGCCTGGGCGCTGGAAGGCGCAAAGCTGGCAGACACAGCAGACCTGGTGCGGTCATCGTGGGATAAGACATTCACCCAGTCTGGCCCTGGTGTCATCGCCACCCTTGAGGACCAGCGCAAAGCCCTGGGCCTCGCTGAATTTGAGGCGCAGAAGCTGCTGCTAACCACAGGCCAGCTGGCCCAGCAGCAGGGCATGTCGAAGGAAGAATCGGCAGCGTTTGCCACTGAACTGTTCAACATGGCAGGCGATGTCGCTGCGTTCAATGGCGCCCTGGACAGTGCGCCTGAAGTCCTGGGTGCATTCCAGGCAGCCCTGCGCGGCGAATTCGACCCACTGGAACAGTACGGCATCAAGCTGTCAGCGGCAGCCATCGAGCAGAAAGCCCTGGAAATGACAGGGAAGGCTGCCACCAAGGAACTGACGAACCAGGAAAGACAGGCAGCGATTCTGGCACTCATCACTGATGCCCTGGGTGACGAAACTGGCGCACTCGCTGAAGCCATGGCATCAGGCGCCACCAAGCAGAACGAACTGAACGCAGAAATGAAGGATGGCCAGGAAGCCATTGGTCAGACTGTCCAGATTCTGAAGGGCGCCATGAACAGTGCCCTGCTGGGCATCATCAATGGCCTGGAATCGTTGGGTGGCTGGATAGGGCGCACCCTGTCGAGTTTCGTCAACTGGTCCAACACAGCCAGTGGCCTAGTTGGGGTGGTGGGCAGGTTCATGGCGGACCTGGTGACAGCGATGTGGGGTGTAGGAAGCGGCGCAGCGAACATGGCTGCCAGGTTCCGCGACGCTATCAACACCATCCTGGGCCCTATCAGAAGTGTCAGCAGCGCCATCAGTGGCCTGCGCAGAACTGTCGGCAGTGTGGTGTCAGGCGCAAGGTCTGCCCTTGGCAAACTACCAGGCTTTGCAACAGGCGGCATGGTGGGCGGTCCCACAGGCAAGGCACAGCTGGCAGTGGTCCACGGCGGTGAAAGGGTCCTAACACCAGCCCAGCAGCGTGCAGGCGGCAGCGGCAGCGGTGGCGGTCCTGTGTTCAACATCACAGTGCATGCTGGCCTGTCGAACCCTTATGACACTGCCAACACGATTGTGGACCTGCTGCGCGTCTATCAGCGCACCCAGGGACCGCTGCCCTACGCAGCGAATCAGCAGGGCCAGTCACCAGCATGACCAGTCCCACCCTGTTCAGTGAGAATCAAGCGCTGGGTGGGATAGTCAGGTTTGCAGTGGAAGTGGCGCTGGGCCTGACTGAAGGCGGCGATGCGACAGCGATATGGGCACCTGACGCGAATGAAGCGCTGTGGGATACCAGGGGTGTATGGGGTGGCATCGTGCCATCCTGGGTTGATGTCACGGAACGTGTCATGGACATTCAGACCAGGCGCGGCCGCGACCGCTGGGAACAGGAATTCAGGACAGGCACCTGCAGGGTGCTGTTCGACAACCAGGATGGCATATTCACCCCTGACGCGACCAGGCCACCTGGCGCTGTTGCGCTGCGCCCTGGTAGGTGGCTGCGTGTCCTGGGGCAGCGCACTGATGATGAAAGCCCATGGGTACCGCTGTGGACAGGCCAGATTGACACCATGGAGGATGCCTACACCAAGGGCGCCGTGGGCATCAATTCAGTGTTTGCATGCGTGGACTTTGGTGCCAGGTTCCAGATTGATGACCCACCTGCCCTGGAAACACCGATACCTGCAGGGCAGCTGACATCGGACAGGGTGAACAGGGTGCTGGATGACAGCAACTGGCCTGACGCAGCTGTGTGGCGTGATGTGGAAGTGGGCCTGCACACCATGTCTGAGTCATTCCTGGCGCAGTCCAGGTGGCGCGAAATGCAAGCTGCTGCAGCTGCTGAAGGCGGCGCCATGTTCATCAGCGCAGCTGGTGTGCCCACGTTCAGGAACAGGGACTGGCTGATATCCAAGCTGGACCAGCCACCCCTGTTCAGCATTGGTGTGGTGGGCGGTGACATTCAGGTGCTGGCTGCAGACACTGACTGGTCACAGCAGCGCATCTATGGCGACATCAGGATGGCCAGGGTAGGTGGCACTGAATATCGCGTCACCAGTCCTGAGTCGTTGAGCCTGTACGGTCCCAGGTCATACACCAGGTTTGACCTGCAGTGCCAGACTGATAACCAGGTGATTGCGTTGGCTGACCGCTTCCTCGCTGCCAACAGGTTCGACAGGTCCAGGCTGGAATCCATCGACCTGGTGCCCACCAGCCCACAGGGTGTGACGAACCTGCTGAACGTGGAACTGGGTGACCTGGTACGCGTCCAGATTCGTACGCTGGGTGAAGGCAACTGGTCCTACACAGGTGACTACCTGGTGCAAGCGATTGAACACCAGGTCGATGCCAGCGACTGGGTGACCTCGCTGCGCATCGACAGTGCGGACTTCACTGTGCCGCTGCTGCCAGCTGCGTTCACTGATGCCTTCGATGATGGTTTCGACAGTCAGGACCCTGAATAATGTGCGGCGCAGTCCTCGAGCCCTTGCGAAACATTCGGCAGACACCCATGCCGGCGTTAGCTTTCATTCGGCGGCAGCGATGATTGACCGAAGGACACGCGATGCCTGAAATACCTGATGTGGTCCAGGGCACCCCTGTGGCAAGTGACTGGGGCAACGATATCCGCGACCGCACCCTGCAGCGATACGCTGACGCAACTGAACGCGATGCCCTGAACCCACTGCCCACCCCTGGCGACCAGTCGTACCTGGATGACTCTGGTGCAGTCCAGGTGTGGACTGGCACTGCCTGGGAAACCACCATGCCAAAGTCAGGTGGAACATTCACAGGGCCTGTGTCACACATCAATCCGACATCTGACCCAGCCCTAGTGTTCCGCAACCTTGCGATTGGGGCTGAACCATCGGCGCCTGTGACGGGCGACCTGTGGATAGACACAGTGACCCCTAACGGCAGGTTCCTGAAACGGTACAGTGGCACTGCCTGGGACACCATGATGAACAGTGGCAAAGTGCGCAACTTCTGGCAGACCACAGTGCAGGTGGCAACGACCCAGGGGCAGGTGGCGATACTCGATGTGGACATCAGCGCTGCAGGCATCACCAATTGGGGAAAGGTCAATGTCAGCGTGATTGGCTTTGCGTCGAACGCGCAATCAACCCAGCGTTTCTGGTCAATCTGGTCATTCAGTCTCACATCGCTGTCACTGCGTAACACCCCTGGCCAGTCGAACCCTGCCAGCGGAACTGCTTTCGGCAGGTTGCAGCTGACTGAATACTGGTAACCCTGGAAGGAATGACTGATGCCTGAAATTGCCAACGTGGTCCCTGGTGAACCTGTCGAAGCTGACTGGGGCAACGATATCCGCGACCGCACCCTGCAGCGATACGCAGACCAAACTGCCCTGGACGCATCGCAGCCCTTCCCAGCTGACGGCGAAACAGCATGGCTTGATGACCCTGGCCTGATGGTCTGCTGGGATGGCAGCGCCTGGGTGCCGCTTGGCAACGTGTCACAGCCACTAACGACCTTCCAACAGGTCGAACGCGACGCCAGCGGCATGGCGCAATGGCGGCGCAATGGTGCAGGCTGGATTACCTGGCAGATTCCTAATGGTGGCGGCATGCTGCTTGACATCGCTGACGCTGCAGGGGGCGGCAGCATCAGACCATTAGAAATCGCGTACCCAAGCGGCAGGGTCATCCTGCCGTTTGGCATCGCTGACCAGGTGCTGGCTTCAGGCACGAACACAGCCAGGGTGGTCCTGTCCAGGGATTCAGCTGCAGTGCAGCACAGGTTTGCCATCGGCAGCGACGGCAGCCTACTGATGCAGACATCGCCACAGCCTGGGGACACCTGGACCACTAGGTGGACTTTCGCAGTGAGCAACACTGAGCCTGCAGTGCCCATTCGCATGGCAGGCAACATTGGCAGCAGGCTGCACTACAAGCAGAATTCTGGTGGAACCCTCACCCCTGACTTTGATGCCCAGTGGGATGCTTCAGGTGCGTCACCCTTCCCAACTGACCAGCAGCTATATCGCGGCGCTGCAGCAGTGATGGCAACGAACGACCCTGACCTGCTGACAGCTGACACCATTGCACCCCTGGCAGCACCCGATGTTGGGACGCTACTCGATGGCATAGACGTTCAGGCAGTCACCAAGGATGGCAAGCAGGGCGCTGTGATGACCGCAACGGACTGGGATTACGGTGGCAGCATTCGTCCGGTGGTGTCCATGCTGGTGGCTGAAGTCAAAGCCCTACGGCAGCGCGTGGCTGCCCTGGAAGGAAACTGATGCGGTCCCTGCGCTACCCAGCTGCACGTTGGCGCGGTGGCGCCACCACCTATGGGCCACAGCCAACGCATGGCAATGGTTCGTCAGCCCTGGTGCTGCACACCACTGAGACTGTGGGAATGCCAGGTTTCAGCAATGGCGACACAGCACCCCACCTGGTGTATGACCCTCGCGACCGGACCTGGACGCAGTTGGCAGACCTGAACCGATATGTGGGCACGATGAAAGGGCACAGCAGTGGCCACTGGAACTGCAAAGCCATCCAGGTGGAAATCCTTGCCTATTCAGACCGCGCTGCAGCTGGCAGCAAAGGGATATGGGTGGGCGACTTCACCAGTGACCACTACCAGGACCTGGCTGGCCTGTACGCATGGCTGATTGCACAGGAATGGGTGGGCCTGGACCTGACACCTACCCCTGCAGGTGGCTGGAAATATGGCACTGGCAGCCCATATCGCCTGACGCCTGCAGCGTACGCTGCCCTTTCAGGTCTGACCTGTCACGGCGCTGTGCCTGGTAATACGCACTGGGACACTGGCGTACTTGAATTGCAGCTGATATGGGGCATTGCGGTCGATGGCGATGCACCACCACCAACGAACCCACCAGGGATGGAGCGAACAGCGATGTGGCCAATGTATGAAACCGATGGATACACGACCCCTAGCGGCAGCGGCAGGACCACCTGGCGTGACAATGTGAAAGTGCTTCAGGGCATGGTGCGCGACGCAGGCGGTCAGGCTGACACTGATGGCAAGCTGGGACCTGGCACCATTGCTGAAGTGGCCAGGGTGACTGGCATACCAGTGAAGAATGGCACTGTGACTGGTGACCATGGCGCCAAACTGAACGCGATGGCTGCAGGGTCCGGTGGTGGTGGCCTGGTGCCGCACACCCACACGACACCTGCAGGGGTCACTGGCCCAGCCAAGTAGGTGCGACTGTCAGACCGTGACCTGATAGTGGCCATCCTGGTGGCCCTGGCTGGTGCCGCTGTCGCCTACTCGACAGGAAGGGCCCTGGACGCTTCAGCGGCAATCGCTGCACTGTGGGCTGCCTACCTGCTTGGGAAAGGACACCCATGAAGGTTCCCAGGCGCGACATATCTGACCCATGCCATCCCGACATGACCCACTGCCTTGCATCACTGGTGCCGCGCCACCTGTAACCCTCGCGCGGTGTGCTGCTTCCATCACCAAACAGGCCCTATGTGTTCAGACCTGTCCACAGTCCCTGGACGTTGCCACCTGGGTGGGCTGACCCCACCCAATGCTTCCAGTTAGCACCCCTAGTCAGCTGCCGCGCATTCCTGATACACCCAAAGGGCAACAGTTGCAGTGTCAGGCAGCGAATGGAATTCACCTGTGTTACCCACCCAATGGCAGGCAGTCACAGCTGGGTGGTGGCGATGGTGGACCGCGTGCGCGCGTCAGCTGATGAAGTGACCAGGGGAATGCCTGGTAATAGTGCGCAGGGTGTGCCTGGACCACTATGCTGAAGCCTGTGCAGCTGAAGCTGTTACGCATGACATGCGCGACACCCTAGGGCAATTCCTGGGGTGTCGTCGCGTCTAGGCTGAGAATTCCATCAGGGTCGCGTGCAGCGTTTCCACCTGGTGGCGTACAGGGCGCCCTGACACCACTGGTGTGCGGGGCGCCCTGCTATCGTTTCTGGCAGCACGCGACTGAAAGGACGATACGCATGCCTGTCTACTGGGTAATTCCCTTCCTGGCCTGGTGCCTGGGTGCCATCATGGGCGCCATGGCCATGGCGATGATGTGCGCTGCTGGTGACGCTGACGAACGTGCCCAGCGGCAGTATGAATCATGGAAGGATGACACTGGTGATTGAATTCGCGACCGCTTGCGCCCACTACCCAGCGCCAGGGCATCAGCGGCACCTGCGCATCAGGTCGAGCGAAGCCAAAGCGCGTCAGGCAGTCATTGACAGTGACCACCACGCAGCTATGCACCCTGACCTGTGGTATGCAGGTGAGGCGCCATATCAGCTGCTGACCAGGGAACTGTCGCCATGGATTCCTGCAGGGCCAAAGGTTGACCCCAACCAGCCTGAACTGTTCCAGGAAGCACAGGTGGCGCCATGACGGTCCTGGCATGGATTGTGTCCAGCTTCCTGGTGGTGGTCATCACCATGGTGGCGATGGGCTACGCAGTCAGGCCCTACATCGCTGCGCTGGTAGCTGAACGCGACGACTGGAAAGCGCGGTGCCTGGAAGCTGAAGGATGGCGCCAGCGTGAAGATGGCCTGGGCGATGTCAAACTGATTGACCCCAATGACCATGGGCTGCCATGGCAGGACACATTCCTGAAAGGCGATGTGTGATGAACACTAGAAATCTGATGTGGCTGGCTGCTGGCACCCTGGTGGGCGCCGTCGCAGGATTCATTGCAGCGACTGCTGGCACTGGGCTGGCGATGCGAGAACTGATGGAATTGCGCGATGAACAGCGTGACAGGATGGCTGCAGGGCTGCAGACTGTGATAGACACGGCAGGCCAGGACCTGGCTGATATGCAAGCCAAGGTCACGGACCTGACAGCGCAGCTGGACGCGAGAACACCAAAGGCAGTGAAGGGCCATGTGGATGGGTGACCAATACCAGGCTGATGAACACCTGGGGCATTGCCATGCCCTGCGTGACCATCACGCGCTGCCCATGTCCATCCTGTGTTGCAGACCGCGGAATCACACTGGCATGCATACCAGCTGTGGCGACAGCCCAGGCAAGCAGGTCCATCACAGTGACTGCCGTGGCTGGTATGGCCAGGACACCCCTGCCATGGCGCTGCGCTGATGGGTGACTATGACGGCATCCTGTGGAATGGGCTGCGCATCACTGTCGATGTCAGGCCCATGGATGGCGATGTAACGAACCTGGGCAGGGCTGACACTGATGCCATACAGCAGGCCATCATGGATGCACTGCCACCTGGTGAAGTAGCGGTCACCATCACTGTGCGCAGGCTGGTGGGCTGAATGGCCCTGCTCGATGACGGCAGGACAGGGGTGTGGAACAGGGTGCGAAGGCGCATCCTGGCCAGGGACCACAACACCTGCCTGCACTGTGGCGCTGTCGCCACTGACGTTGACCACATCGTGCCCAGGGTCATGGGTGGCGACGACACCTACGGCAACCTGCAGTCACTGTGCAAGCGGTGCCACAAGCGCAAGTCAGCACAGGACCACCTGCGAATCAGGGCTGCGTTGCAGGGTGCCATTGGTGCTGGTGGTGCGACCGTGGACCACACCCCTGTCCAGGTCAGCGGTGCCACCCCTGTTCTTCAGCATGGCGGCAAGACGGGCCGCCCTTCCCTGCCCTCTCCCCCTCCCCAGGGGATGGGTGAAGGGTTGCGGTCGCCCTTCCAGGAATTCCCAACCTGATGACTACGCAACAGGGTGTGCATCGCAGGGCACTGGCCAAAGCTGTCAAGGCAGCCTGGTGGATAGGCGACAGCGATGGCGCTGCAGTCCGCGCAGCCGGTGACCTCGCAGACATGCTCGACCTGCTGCGGTCCCAACGACCCACCACCCTTGATGGCAGGGTGTCCATCGACACCAAGGAAGCGTGGCACGCTGCGTCAGTCCATGCCAAGTTTCAGACTGCCCTGGAACAGCTGCAGCTGACACCAGCCACGCGCCCTGAAGTAGTGAGCGATGACACCAATGACCTGGTGACTGAACTGCGCGCGGTGATGAATGGCCCTGGCCCAGCCTGACCTGGGCTACAGGCCAGCTGGCCTGTGGTCACCCAAGGAACTGGATGCCCTGGTGGGCACGACTGAACCGCGCATAGGAACTGCACAGGCTGGTGCGCGGTCCCTGGGCATGGTGCTGGATGGCTTCACCCCTGTCTTTGGCTTTGACCTGATGCCATGGCAGCAGCTGGCTGCGCATCGCGCCATGGCGGTCCACGCTGATGGGTCCTGGTGTCACAGGACTGTCACCATCGTGGTGGCAAGGCAGAACGGTAAGACGACTCTGGCAGCGCGGCGCATCCTCGCTGGCCTGTTCGTCCTGGGCGACAGGCAGCTGCTGCACTTAGCGCAGGACCGCGCCCTGCCGCGCCAGGTATTCACTGAAGTGGCAGACATCATCAGCGAATCACCCGACTTGCACCGATATCTGAAGCCACGCGGTGGAATTCGCACTGCCAATGGCACTGAAGCCATCACCCTGAAGGATGGCAGCAGCTATCGCATCCTGGCCCCAACTGAAGCGGCAGTGCGCGGCTATGGCTACAAGGAACCTGTGGGATTCATCCTGTTCGATGAAGTCAGGACCCAGGAAACTGATGCGGTCATGTCTGCTGTTCAATACACCCAACGGGCCCACCCGAATCCAACCAGGTGGGCAATCAGCAACGCTGGGAACCCTGACAGCCTGGTATTGAACCAGCTGCGCGACAGGGGCAGGGCTGCAGCGCAGGAACCTGGCAGCGATGCTGAAGTGTGCTACCTGGAATGGTCTGCACCTGATGGACCCACTGATGACCCTGCCCTGTGGCCTGCAGCAAACCCTGCCCTTGGCAGGACACTGCGCGGCACGACACTGCTGGAAGAACTGCGCAGCGACGACCCTGACAGCTTCAGGACTGAAGCACTGTGCCAATGGGTGGACACCACCACAGCCCAGGCCATCCCATGGGACCTGTGGACCGCGTGCGCAGACCGTGACCTAGAACCCATCACACCTGCTGATGAAGTCCGCACCTGGTGGGCAGTGGACCTTGACACTGAACGGCAGCACGCTGCCCTGGTGCTGGTAGCTGAACGCGGTGACAGGCTGGTGGCTGGCCTGCACAGGTCCTGGTCAGGTCCTGAAGTCAATGAAGGCGCCATCAGTGACGACATCGCTGCCCTGTGGGAACAGTGGGGACCTGTCGGCATCGCATTCGACCCTGTGACCTGCCAGGGCCTGGTGGACCGTAACCCAGGGCTGCCATGGGAGAAAGTGACAGGCACCGACTGGGTTATCAGCTGCAGCCAGCTGCTGGACGCTGTGCAGACTGGATACCTGGTCCATGCTGACCAGCCTGACCTGAATGCGCAGCTGTCGGTTGCTGGGCGCAGGGATTACGGCGATGGCACCTGGCGCATCAGCAGGAAGGACAGCACCCACCCCATACCAGCTGTGGTGGCGCTGGCCAGGGCAGTCCACCTGTCCACGATGGCAGGCGGTGTCGGCATCACAGTGCTGTGAAACCGAAACTGTCGCACCAGCGTCCTACCCTGGAACTGCACGCGACGAAAGGAAACGCTGATGACCAAAGCACGAATGCAGGCAGCCCTGCAAGCCATCGCTGCCCAGCAGGGGATGACTGTGGAAGAACTGGTGGCCTGGGCACTCGATGAACAGGAAGCCAGCTGATGGAACGGCCATTCGACTACCCAGGCAGCAGCCAGGGCGACCTGTTCACCCATGCAACGAACCAGCCTCCCCTGTGGTCATCGCTGCTGGAAATTGCGATTACTACCAGCCCTGAGAAACGCACCCAGGCCCAGCGCGTCATCATCGCCCTGTCACATCAGACACCAGGCCATGAACGTGCCCAGGAACTGTGCGGCGCAGCACTGCTGCGCATGTTCATTCCACGGTATGCAGCCATCATCCATGACCTGCGCAGCCAGGGAATCATGATTGACACCATGCCCTGTGACCATGGCATGAAGGTCGCGCACTACTGGCTGCAGCCATGATTGGTGAAGTCATCGCCATTGCCAACACAGGCATGAAGTCCACATCAGGGATGCAGCTGTGGGCGGTCACCATCCTGGTACCGAAAGTGGAAGCCATGAACCTGACCATTGGGCAGGGCGCCATCATCGACACCCTTGACACCCAGGGCGACGCATGAACCTGGTGCCACCTGCGGCCAGGGCGGTCGAACTGCTGGGCGAATCACAAGCCAGGTGGACAGGCCACCACCACACCAGGGACCACTGGCCTGCCTATGGCCCTGTCATCACCTGGCACACCTGGATGATTGTGCGCGAATCCACACCTGAAGTTCCTGAACTGGGCATCGTGTGGACCTGGCTCATTCTCCCAAGGCAGCCCATTCGATGTGTCCACGCGATGGCCTACCGCGCCGACTGGGAATTCACCATCGAAAGCCTGTTCGACATCGACACTGAACGGCCAATGGAATACCTGGACAGCGTGCAGCTGTCACCTGAAATGGCATGGGCGATGGCAGCGCATCCTGACCCTGGCAGCTGGTACCAGGCGCTGACTGAAGGAACAGTCACCTAGCTGAATCACAATCGTGTAAGCTTTCCTGGATGGGACTGCTTGCGCGCATACTGGGCACCGAAATCCACACTGCTGAACCTGAAACCGAAACCAGGTCATATTCGCAGTGGCCCACCCTGTGGCCATCGACCCTGACAAACCCCTACGCATCGACCCTGGGCGCTGCAGTGCGCAACGAACCAACCCTGGCACTCGCTGCGCCCACAGTGTGGTCAGCTGCACGCATGGTGGCATCATCAGTGTCGTCAATGCCCTGGGTGTCGAAGAATCGCACCACCAGGGAAACCATCGCACCACTGCCAGCCATCCTGCGCCAACCTGACCCCTGGAACCCTCGCGAAACCACCACCCAACAGCTGGCCATGAACATGCTGCTGCGCGGTGAAGCCTTCACCTGGCTGCAGGCACCAGACAGGTCAGGGCGCCCAACAGTGGCCATCCCGATTCCCAATGATGAAGTGTTCGTCTATTGGGACCGCAACCAGCTGCGACCGCTATACCAGTGGCGAGGAATGGACATGACCCTGGGTGTGGACCTGCTGCACCTGAAATACCAGGACCTGGGGCCATCCTTCCTTCACGGCATCGGACCTGTCCAGGCCATTGCAGGCAGCATCGCAGGCACCCTGAACGCTGACCGACTGACAGCCACCCAATTCACTGATGGCGCCTGGGTTGATGGCGTACTAGAGGCGCCAACGAAACTGACCGCGACCGAAGCAGAAAGGCTGCGCGGCCAATGGGACCAGGCCCACGCTGGCAAGCGTGGCACCGCGGTCCTGGAAGGCGGCATCACCTACAAGCCCGTCATGATGTCGAACAGCGACGCGCAGCTGCTGGAATCGCGCACCTACTACGCAACCGAAATAGCGCGTGCATTCGGAATCCCTGCGCCACTGCTGGGCCTGCCGATGGGTGAAGGGTCCAGCCTGACCTATTCCAACCTGGCTGACATCAAAGCCCAGTTTGCCCAGTTTGCTGTCCAGCCTGTCACTGACATGC